GTTTGGCGGGCGCTGAGCATCCCGAGGTCGCGGTCCTCGGCCATAAAGCAGACGATTTCCTGGCGCAGCGGATGGTTCGAGATGGTTTCCGTCGGCGCTCGCCCAGCACTGCCGTCCAAGCCTCGCTGATGAAGACGTAGCATTGCGTTGGATGGAGCGCGAAAAAGGCCCTCATGACGGCGACGCTGCTTCCCTTGTCCGTATCCGGCGCGGGCATGATGAGTTGGCGGCCGCTGGTCTCTATGACGTGGTACATCGGCTCGCCGGCCTTCTTGAAAATGATATCGGCTTGCCCGGACGCGAACTCGATGAGCTGGCGCAGCCGCGTTTGGTCCATATCGGTTCCTCCTGTTAACCCGACGCAGGCTCGGTGATGATGAACGAAGTTGTCAAGGCGTGGCCGGCGGACCAGGTGGAGCGGCGCGCTGTCGCGTTGCTTGTGCCTTACGCAAGGAACGCGCGGACGCATTCGGACGAGCAGGTGGCGCAGATCGCGGCCTCCATCCGCGAGTGGGGTTGGACGGTCCCGGTGCTCGTTGATGAGGCCGGGATGATCATCGCTGGTCACGGGAGAGTGCTGGCTGCGGCGAGGTTGGGTATAGGTGACGTGCCGGTTGCGGTCGCTCGCGATTGGTCGGATGCGAAGAAGCGCGCCTATGTGATTGCCGATAACAAGCTGGCCGAGAACAGCGGGTGGGACGATGCAACGCTGAAGCTGGAATTGCGCGATCTGAAGGACATTTTCAATTTCGATATGCCGCTGATCGGTTTTGACGAGGACGAGCTTGGGAAGTTGTTTGCGGAGGCTCCCGACGGGGACCGTGGCGCCATATTGAAGCTGCTCGATGTGACGATCGCCGACCCTCGCCACGAAGTAGAGGGCGGCGACCATTGGTTGCTCTCGGATCGCCATCATCTGATGTGCGTCGGGATCATGCGAGAGTGGGCGGTGTGGCAACCGTTGTTGAAACCCGGTGTTTTGTTTTGCCCTTACCCGGGGGTATTCGTGCCGTTCGGTGAGCGGGCCAAGGATCACACGCTGTTGATGGTCCAGCCCGACACGTATATCGCAGGCCATATTCTGGACCGGTATGCGGAAGTGCACGGGGAGCCGAGCGTGCATAAGGTGGCGGCGTGAAGCAGACCGCGGGGCATTGGCAGCCGGACCGATGGCCGGCCTATTTCATTTCCGCCAACATGGAAACCTTGCGCTGGGCGCAACCGTATTGCCCGCATCTGCTGGTGGCGGTGAACGAGCTTCTGGGCCCGCGGCGCGACGAGTATGTGGTGGAGCTGCAGCAGTTCGTTGAAAGCGGCAGCAAGGTGCTGCTGGACTCTGGCGTCTATTGGTTGTCGACCCAGCACGCCGAGGCACACGGGATAACCATGGACCAGGCTTTGGGCATGGCGCCGGCTGATGTGGATGGGTTTGACGAGCTGTTCACCGCCTACGTATCGCTGGCCAAGCATCTCGGCGACAGCTTGTGGGGTTACATCGAGATCGACCAGGGCGGGCGCGACAACAAGATCAAGACACGCGCCAAGCTTGAGCGTATGGGGCTTCGGCCCATGCCGGTGTATCACCCGATCAACGATGGCTGGGATTACTTCGACGAGCTGGCTTCCAAGTACGATCGCATCTGCTTCGGCAATATCGTCAACGCGGACCAGGCCACGCGTTTGCGGCTGATCGCTACCGCGTGGGAGCGGCGGCGCAGGTTTCCGCACCTATGGATTCATCTGCTGGGGATGACGCCTTCGCACGTGACCAACGCGTATCCGATGAATTCCTGTGACTCCTCGACCTGGATCATGGCGGTTCGCTGGGGGCCGCCCCATACCACGGTGGCGATGACCAATCGCGACACGCTTGGAATTGAGTTTTGCTATGAGCAGAGCTCCCACAGGGACGACGAGGACGGCCACCGCAAGGCGCGCGCGCTGTGCGGTTACGATGCGCAGATCACGTGCCGTCAAATGGTGTCCATGCTGGACGAGCAGCGCCGCGAGCTGGGCGTCGACCCGGTGGCACCGTGAACACCGCAACCATCAAGGTGCGCGTGGCCGAGCACGCGCTGCACTGTTGGCCTAATGCGCCCGACAATCGTGGTTACCTGCGCAACCCGCACCGCCATCTGTTCAATATCGAGGCGGAATGCGAGGTGACGAATGATCGGCGTGAGATTGAGTTTCACAACCTGCAGGAATCGGTGCGCCAGCGGTTTTGCCTCTTGCGTGATGTTGGCACCATGAACGAGTGGTCGTGCGAGCGCATTGCGCGCGAGCTGGGCGCGGCGTTGGCCGAGCTGTACCGGCGGCGCTTCACGGTTTCGGTGTGGGAAGACTGGGAGTGTTGCGGCACCGTGGCGACCGAGCCGCAAAAAGAAAGCGCCCCCGTGGGGGCGCCTGCTGGTTCATCTTCTCGTATCGGCGTTTAGGTAAGCATCATATGAGCTTTTGAATGGTCCGAACCATTTACGCTTCGTCCGCTCTTTCCAATACCACCCAACGCCGTTGACGTTTTTCCATTCGATCCTAATGCGAAGAAGACTCCCACTGGTCGTCATTTCGCCTTGATGAGATGTCGCCGTACTATCGGCATTCATTTCTTGGCGACCTTGTAGTGGGTGCCGTTGTCGTCATGCAGCACCTCGAACGAGTAACCCCAGCGATCGCAGTAGCCGTTGCCCTTGGGGTTTTTGAAGAGCCACTTCCACGGGGCGCCCTTCCACTTGGTCAGCTCGTTGAGTTCGGCCGGCGAAACTCCCTTGGCGCGGCTGGCCAGCTTGAGGATCGCCTCCACCATACCGGACGGGTGTTTGCCGCGGGTGGTTTTGGGCTCGGCCTTGGCCTTGGCCTTTGCCTTCGCCTTCGCCTTGGGGGCCTTCGCCTTCGCCTTCGCCTTCGCCTTCGTCTTGGCCTTCGCCTTGGGCTTGGCCGGCTCCGCCAATTCCTTTTCTGCGGCTCGTTGGCGCTTGGTAAGAGAGTTGGCCGCTGCCTCGACTTCTGCTGCCAGCACGCGCACCTTGGTGGTCTTGGCCTTCTTGGCCTTGGCCTTCTTGGCAACGGGCTCCTCGGTGGGGGTGACGGGCTCGATAACGGTGATTTCAGAGTTCATGATCTTCTCCTCGAAGATAGGCGGGATTGCCTGATAGGTGGCCCGCTTGGGGCCACCCGTCGCGCAATCACTTGCCGGGCTTGACCGTGCCGAGCAGCTCGTCGGTGACAGGGTCGCGCAGGGTGACGGGCACGCGGTGCTTGTTGGCGAACTCGCGAGCTTCCTTCCGGGCGGTGTGAGCGGGAAAGAGTCCCAGATCGTGATCGCGCGTGGCGAGTAGCACGAACGTGGTGTCCAAATAGGTCTTCATGTTCTTGGCTCCGGTTTAGTGTTCTGTTCCACTGCCGACATCAGCCGGAACACTCCAAAGACAAGAGAAGAGGGACGAGTGAGTAATCCTCCTCATGACCGAAGGGTTGTCTGGGGTTTTCCGACAACCGTTTCAAAAACGGCCGCTGGTGCGTTTGAAAACCGTGGCTATGGGGGTGCAGGCCGGGCGAGGAAACCGCATAGGCGGCCGCCGCTGGCCGAGAATTTCGGGGTTTAAGTTTGACCGCTCATCCCACAGCTCAAACAACGCCCAAGCGGGGCTCGGCCGGCAACGGGGCTGTGCTAAAGGAGCACAGGGGCGCGGCAAGCAACGGCCACTTGAAAAGCGCCAGCGACCGCATCCGGTCCCGCCTCGATGCGGCAGGGGTGCGCTACTACGCCAACGATTGCATCGCCGGCCACATCGAGCCGGGGGAGCTGGACCAGCTCGAGCGCGAATTGAGCGAGCGCGTGCTCGGCGTGCTGGACGCGCTGGTGATCGACACTCGGAACGATCACAACACGCGCGACACTGCCAACCGCATTGCCCGCATGTACGTGCGCGAGCTGTTCAAGGGGCGCTATACGGAACCGCCGGCCGCCACCAGCTTCCCCAATGCGATGAAGCTGGACGAGCTTTACGTGGTCGGGCCCATTGCAGTGCGTTCGTGCTGCGCTCATCACCTCTGCCCAGTGGAGGGGAGCGCGTGGTGCGGGGTAATCCCCAGCGAGCGCGTGATCGGGCTGTCGAAGTTTTCCAGGCTGGCAGATTGGGTCCTGTCGCGTCCTCAAACCCAAGAAGAAGCGGTGATGCAACTGGCCGACCTGCTGGAATCTGTTATGGGCCGGCCGCAGGGGCTCGCCGTGGTGATCAAGGCGCGCCACTCGTGCATGACCTGGCGCGGGGTGCGTGAAGCCAACACCATGATGACCACCAGCGTGATGCGCGGCATATTCCAGCACGGCCTCGCCGCACGTGCCGAGTTCTTCTCGATCGTCAATAACGGCGGGGGCAAATGATCACCACGATCACGCGGCGGTACCATTTCGAATCGGCACATTTCCTGCCGCATGTGCCAGAGGGGCACAAATGCAAACGAATGCACGGTCACAACTACGAGCTGGAGGTGACCGTCGATGGGCCGGTGGGCGATGACGGCTTCATCATGGACTTTTGGACGCTGGACGAAGCAGTAGCCCCGCTGCTGGCACTGGTGGACCACCGCACGCTGAACGACGTGCCGGGGCTTGAGAACCCAACGGCCGAAAACATAGGCGCTTGGTTTCTAAGCCGGCTGGCCGGCACCGGTGCGTCCGCAACAAGGATTTACGAGACCAAGGATTGCTGGGCTGACGTGGCTTACGAGACCAAGGCTGACGCGCGCCGTGATCCCGATCAATGAGATATTCGAGACGATACAGGGCGAGGCGTTTTATGCCGGCACACCGTCACTCTTCGTGCGCGTGCAAGGATGCGACGTGGGTTGCCCGTGGTGCGATACCAAGTTCACCTGGGCTCTGAAAGAGGATGACGAGCACACGTTGGAAAACGTGCTGGCCAAAACCGAAAGCGCCTCGCCGGTATATGCGCGCGTGTCGGACGACTCGATATGCGCCATGGCAAAGAGATCGCTGTGCGGGCATGTGGTGCTGACGGGCGGGGAGCCTTGCATGTACGATCTGCAAGAGCTGACGGCCGAGCTGCTGGCGTTGGGCAAGAGCGTGCAGATTGAAACCAGCGGCACGCAGCCGGTGCGCGCTCATGGCGACACCTGGGTGACCGTGTCGCCAAAGGTCAACATGCCGGGCGGCTATGCGGTATTGGATGAGGCGGTCAAGCGCGCCAACGAAATCAAGATGCCGGTCGGCAAACCGTCAGACCTCGACACGCTGCGCCAGTTATTGGCTCGCCTTGAAACGGTTCCGCTGGTGTGGCTGCAACCGTTAAGCCAGAGCCAAAAGGCCACCGCGCTTTGCGCGATCGCCGCTCACGACAACGGGTGGCGGCTCTCGCTGCAGGTTCACAAATACGCCGGGCTGAGATAGGACGCGTTCAATACTCGTCCGCGCACATGATGGTGAGCACGCGCGTGGTCGAGGCCGGGTCTGCCGGGTTTTCGGAACCGTGTTCGCAGTCCTTGTCGTAGTAATCGATCTTCCAGAAAAACCTGGTGCCGTCGATTTCTACCGATCCGAAATCGTGCTCGCCGTGGGGATCGTTATCCTTGTTGAAGGTCTTGAATTCGCGAACCGCAGTGAAAAGCGCGGCCTGCAGCTCGGTTGCCATGGCCGCGACGCCGGCCGTCGAGACGACGCGACCGCCGATGAAGGTGGTTCGAAACATGTCGTTGAGGCGTCTTATTTCATTCATACTGATTTCCTCGGTTTAGCCGTTGTGGCCACCGTGTTTCCTGAAAAATGTAAGGTGTGACAATGAGACCGCGAGGTCGCAAGCCGACCCCGACATACCTGCGGGTGCTCCAGGGCAACCCGCAGAAACGCCAGCTCAACGAGAACGAGCCGCAGCCTGATATCTCGGCCGCCGTGCCGGAGCCGCCCGAGCACCTCTACGGGTACGCCGCTGACGAATGGCGTTTCATGGCACCACAGTTGCATCCAATGCGGTTGTTGACGCAGTTCGATCTCAAGGTGTTCGAGGCTTACTGCGTATCCTATTGCCGGTGGCGCGAGGCCGAGGACGTGCTGGCGCGCATAAGGACAGGAAACCCCAACACGCTCGGCCTTGTGCTGAAGGCCCCGAAAGATGGTGAGCTGATCGAAAATCCGGTGGTGCGCATTTCGCGCAGGGAACGTTTCGAGATGCTGCGTTATGCCTCGGAGTTCGGTTTCTCGCCTGCATCGCGCACCAGGATCAACCAGTCTTCAGCGGCCGACGATCCCGATAATCCTTTCCGCGGTTTAATTGGGTGACCGCCGATCGCGTGGGGCTAAACCATTGGACATTCAAATCGTGGGTGAAGTGCCTCCGCTCGCGCGGCCGGCACGCCCGATGCCAAAGCGCACGAAGGATGGTCGCGATCGCGCCAAGGATGTCATTCGTTTCATCGAGGCGCTGCGGATTCCGAGCGGCCACGGCCAGGGCCAGAACTTCAAGCTGGCGAAATGGCAGCGCGAATTCATCAAGGACATCTACGAGCCCCACTATCGCGACGGGCGACGGGCGGTGCGGCGCGCTATCCTGAGCGTCGCCAGGAAGAACGGAAAAACGGCTCTGATCGCCGGGCTGGTGCTCGCGCATCTGATCGGGCCAGAGCGCGAGCCGCGCGGTGAGATATATTCCGCGGCCAACGACCGGGACCAGGCATCCATCGTTTACAAGTTTTGCCGGCAACTCATCGAGCAGGACCCGCGGCTGCTCAACGCGGTGCAGCTCGTGCCGTCGACCAAGACCATCGTTGCGCCGGGGACGGGCTCGGTCTACCGCGCGATCTCGGCCGAGGCCGGAACCAAGCACGGCTACCTGCCATCGGTGGTCATCTACGACGAGCTTGCGCAGGCCCGCGGCCGGGAGCTCTACGACGTGCTGGACACGAGCTTCGGCGCGCGTGAGGAGCCGCTGTTCATCACTATCAGCACTCAGTCGAACGATCCCGAGCACATTCTATCGAAACTGATCGATGACGGGTTATCCGGGCTCGACCCGAGCATCATCTGCCACTTGTACGCCGCGGACGAGGATTGTGACCTCGACGACGAGGAGCAATGGAAGAAAGCAAACCCGGCGCTCGACGATTTCCGCGACCGTGAAGATCTGGCGTCGGCTATAAGAAAAGCCCGGCGCCTGGTGGCGGAAGAACCCAAGGTGCGCAACCTCTTCCTCAATCAGAGGGTGGCGCCGGTCGCGACGCTGATCGCAAAACAGACGTGGATGGATTGCTCGGGCAACGCCGCGATCGCCGACGGCGAGGAGGTCTATCTGGGGCTCGACCTGTCCGCGTCGCTCGATCTGACGGCGCTGGTCATGGTCTCGGCGAGCGAGCCCGCGCGGGTGCAGCCGTGGTTTTGGAAGCCGGCTGACACTATGCGCGAACACTCGGACAGGGATTTCGGCGCTAGCAACCAGCGTTATTGGGCATGGTGCCAGAACGGTGACCTGCTGACGAGCCCGGGCAACAGCGTCGATCCCGAGATCGTGGCGCGCAAGGTGGGCGAGCTGTTCATGCGGTACAAGGTCAAGGGCCTAGCCTATGACCGGTGGCGGATGGACGTGCTGATGCGCGAGTTCGACGACATCGGGCTGGCGTGCCACCGCGAGAAGACCGGGGACAATGACGGTCTGCCGCGCGAACGCGGCATGGGCCTGCGATGTGTAGAATGGGGGCAGGGATTCCGCGACATGGCTCCGGCGGTCGATGCGTTCGTGCAGGCGGTCACCGACAAGAAGCTCGTCCACCCGGACAACAAAGTATTGAATTGGAACATGGGCAACGCCGTCGCCACCATGGACCCGGCGGGCAACAGGAAACTGGACAAGGCCAAGGCGCGCTTCCGGATCGACGGCGCGGTGGCGATGGTGATGGCAATGGGATTGCGCGCGCGCGATCGGGAGAAAGCCAAGCCGATCGATATTGAGGCGCTGATTGGGTGATCTGTGATGCCCAATATTTCCGGCATTGTTGAGAAGGTTGGCGTGGCGATCGGCAACAATCCAATTATTGGATTGTTTGCGCTCAATGCGGTCGGTATCGCAGCAGCGGTGTGGTTTCTCGACAGGCTCGTGACCAATAACGACGAGCGGCTCGACCTGCTCCTGAAATCATGTCTTCCACATTGAAATTGGCCGAGCTCCGCGCCGAGGCGCTAGCGCATCTGACGCGAGAGCAGCGGGCCCGGGTCGAGCGCGCGCGGGCCATGCGCCTGTTGCAGCGCTACAGCGAGGACGAGCCGCGCGACGATCAAGGCCGCTGGACGTCGGGCGGCGGTGATGGCGGAAGCGACAAGCCTGGCAGCAGCGGCGGCAGCCTCAAGGATCGGCTGAAAGATTTTGTCAACGGACCGGGGCTCGCCGCGGTTCATGCGGTGGCCGAAAAATTGAAAGAGAACCAGCGCGAGCTCCTCGCCGGGGCGGTGACTGCTGGCCTCTATCACGTGGCCGGATTAGATTTCGGGCCGGATGTCGAGGCCGCGGTTCACAACGAGGTCACGCATTTTGCGGAAAATGCGCAAGTATCGATGCTGATGGCACGCGACTACATGAGGCGGGCGGTCGATGCCCTGGTTGCGCTCCGCAAAGGCCAGAAGGCGGACGAGGATGACATCCTCGAACATCTCCTGAAACTCAAAGCGGTGCTCGACAAGGACGAGCTGTTCGAGGAGAAGCCTGAGGACAAGCCGAAATGAGACAAGCCGCGGAAATCGCCATTTTGACCTGGGTCATTTGGATGGCTTGGCCTTGAAGAAAACGTGAGACAGTTGTTCGAAATCGGCGTGCTGACCTGGGCGCTCGTGTCCTGCGTCGTGTTTCTGTTGTGGCACCTGGCGGGAGTGTGGCCTTGAAGATCGTGATTTCGAGCGGCCATGGGCTCCACGTGCATGGAGCCGAGGGGCCCGAGCCGTGGGGCCTCGACGAGGTCGACGAGGCCCGCGAGGTCGTGGCGGAGGTCGCCAAGTTTCTGCGCTCGCACGGTCACGAGGTCGTCGAGTTTCACGACGACACCAGCCAGACGCAGGATGAGAACCTCAAGACCATAATCGGTTTTCACAACAGCCAGACGCGTGACCTCGACGTGTCCGTGCATTTCAATGCGTACATTCCGACCGACGGCGGCCGCGGCACGGAAGTGCTGTATGTCAATCACGAGATCGAAGACGTTGCCGCGAAGGTCAGCGCGGCGATTGCTGCGGCGGCCGGCCTGATCGACAGGGGCGCAAAGCACCGCGCCGATCTGGCCTTCCTGAACAAGACGACCGCACCGGCTTTGCTGATCGAGACCTGTTTTGTTGACGCCAAGGCAGACGTGGATGGGTACGAGGATCACTTCACCGAAATCTGCCGCGCTGTCGCCGAGTGCGCCGAGCCCGTTGTCGCCGAGGAGGTTCCCACGCTTCACGCGCGCGGGAAAGTGAGTTGGTTCGGTGGGCCCGAGGATGACGGCGTGGCGCCAGACGAGGGCCTCGCGTTCATTTACGAGGTCGAGGACAAGCCCGAGCTCTTCCTCGAAGAGCAGCCGCCGAACACGACGGGACTGGCGCGGCGCCTCGACCCGGCAGAATTCTATATCGCGCTTCGCTGGGACTATGACGTATTCGACAAGGAATACCTGCGCGGCAACGTGTTCGCGAAGGTTCACGCGCCGGGGACCGGCAAAGAGTTTCTGGCGTCGCCGGCCGATTGGGGACCGCACGTCAGCACCAATCGCGTTGCGGACATTTCACCGGGCCTGATGGAAGCCCTCGGCATTGAGACCGATGACGAGGTCGAGATCAGTTTCCCGGCTTAGGCCGCTTCTCCCGAAATCTGGAGTCCAACTATGACCGTCTCCTATTCGGCGACGCTGAAAAACACGCGCATGCAAGACGTCATCAATGCGGTTGACGGGCAGGCCGCCGTCGGCACCATTGAAATTGGGACCTCGGGAATGGCCGCGGTGCTCGTGATCATCTCGT